CCCCTGGCTTATCGCAGGTAGCCACGTCCTTCATCGGCTTGGGTGCCAAGGCATCCACCGTGGGCCCTTAGCATCTTGACCCTTCAAGGACCACGCAAAACGTGGCCCGTGGCTTCCATCCATCCACCCCAGCTTTCAAGATCCCCCGCCGCCCATCGGGCAGCGCAAACATGAATCTACCAGATGCCCTAAAAGGTGTCAAGGGGCTCAGGGCCAGTTCCCCCTCTTGAAGGCGCCTGGCCGCTTTCCCCTGGCCCAATGGCGGGCGGTTCATTTGGGGTGGGGGTCCCAAAGAGGCCTTGCAGACCTGGCGGCGCCATGTGCTTCTGCCTTAGCTTGTCGGAACATGAGGGGGGAGCTCAGCGGCGGGATATCTTGACGGGCGGGCCTCTTCGGGCTAAGCTAAACTTTGCGTGCGGGGGCGATTAGCTCAGCTGGTCAGAGCGCACGCCTGATAAGCGTGAGGTCGGTGGTTCAAGTCCACCATCGCCCACCAAGCTCGGAAGGCCAAAAACCCCCGGTCCTAGAAGGGCCGGGGGCTAGGCTTTGACACCTAACGTGCACCTAATAACCCGTGGCCAGGTGGTAGATGAGGTACCCCATCGCCCCGCCCAAAAGGGCCGCTAGGGCCGCCGCGGCCCACGGGCGCCTTCGGGCCCAGGCCAGAAACTGCCCCGAGATGGTGAGGCCTGTCCGGCGGACGGCCAGGACCTCCACAATCCCAAGCCAAAAGGCCAGACCCCCCAGGAAGAGAACCCACCACCACAAGCCAGCTAGGGCAAACCCCAGCCCCAGGGCCAGGAACATCACCACCACACCCCACGGAAAGGCGCTCATACCCTCAGCTCCGAGTACTCCCCCGCCCAGCGGATGATGTCCGCCACGTAGGCAGGATTCCGTTCCCCCCGCCGAAAAGCCGTGGGCCCACGGTTGTAGGCGTGGAGGACATCGCACCAGGTGGAGAACTGGCCCTTCAACCAGGCCAGGTAGCGGATGCCGGCGGCCGTGGCGTACTGCACCCGGGCGGGGAAGGGCATGTTGAGGAGGAGCGTGGGATCCATGCCCACCTGGCGGAAGGCGCAGGGCTTGACCTGAAGCGGCCCTATCTCACTGCCCGAGGCGCAGTTCGCCCCGTTCTGGCTGATCTGAAGGGCGTAGGCTACCCGGTCCACGTGGGGGTTGAAGGTGGACTCCCGCCGGGCCAAGGCCACCACCAGGTCCACGGGCACCCCCATGCCTTCAGCCTGGGCCAGGGCCCCGGCCACCACGTGGGCAACGCTGCGCCCCCCGCATTCCCTGCATGTCTGGCGCCCCAGGGCAGGGTTGACCTCCAGGATGCGGGCGTAGATGCGGTCTATGAGGTCCCACCGGCCCTTGTCCAGGGGGGGAGGGCCTGGGGGCGGATAGGGGCAGTCCGCTGTTGGGGAGGAGCCCCCGGGCTTGGTGGCCCTGGCCGTGCTGGCCCTTCCGGCGCCTGCCAGGAGGGCTACCCCACCCAGGAGGCCTAAGAAGACCAGGGCCTTATTGGATCTTGCGCTTGGCATCTTCGGCCCCCCTGAAGGTCCTACTGATGCGCTTCCTGCCTCGGTTTAGGGTCAGGTAGCCGCCAGCGTAGTACCACGCGAAGGCGTTCAGGTCACCGTAGCGCACCCCGGTGCCCACTACTTCCCCCGCCACGTGGTGAAAGGATTTGCGGGCCCCCGGGGCTACGGTGGCCCCGGGTTGAGGAGAGGGAGTCGCAGGGGGAAGGACCAGGCTTCTGGCACGCACGGTAGGCACCATCACGGCTCCCAGGTGAGAACCCACTCGCCTACAATCATTTTGTAGAGACTGCTCTTGGCAAACTCCTGGCCGCTGTCAAATGCCAAGATGGCGTTTCCCATGACACGGCTACCGCCTCCGGGGTCATAATAGCGGTATATTTTGACCCCGTACCATGTTATATTAGCCTGGTTAGCGGCGAACGTTCTGGCGTTTATTTTTCTCCCCCGCGTAATCGGCGTTGTTCCAACAAGGGAAAGGTTGGTGAAGCTATTGCCCCGGTAGCTAGTTGCGTGGCTCCCTCCAGGGGCATTAGGGCCAGGTGTAGTAGGTACGTCTACGACAGAGTGGAAAAGCCCCCACACTCCGCCGCCGGCGCTCAAAATGTTGCCTGCCCACTCGCTCAGTAGATAGATGTGGCCTAATCCACCACTATAGCTACCATCGTACCTGCTCACAAAGAACTTCCCCGTTTTCGTTCCTAGCCCGTTGATGTTAACCGAAACATCTTGGGAAGTACCTATGGCAGGGCTGTAGCTGACCGTGTACTTGTAAATCAAGCGCAGGCGCTGATCCGTGGCCAGAGTTAGCACAACTGGATTCCCCAGCCCATCACGGAACAGCTCCCTGCACATTAGATTGTTGCCCGCTGCACCCGCAGGGCTGAAGCCCCACTCGGTTAGGTTGCGCCCTCCCACCTGCGCTTCGGTAAACTCCCTGACCCGTGTGAACACCGCTTGCCCGGGTGTGGGCTCGGCATCGTTGCTTTGGGCCGGGCTTGTGTCCGCGTTGGTTCTAGCCACTTCGTTTACCAGCCCGGTCTGTGCGGGATCCGGGGCGGCGCTACCCGTCCCCACCACGGCGTAGTTTCCTAGCGCTACGAAGCCATACTGGGCGATAAGCGTGTCGTAAGTCTGGGTCAGAATCAGGTTGTGTTGCTCGCCTTCTTTTTCGGGCACCCATATACGGCCACGCCCCAACCCACCGGGGCCGGAAACCAGCCGCTCTTTATACCGCCCCACCTGCCAATGCAGGTATTGCGGTTGAAGCCTGACCGCAATCTCAGGTTCCGGGGGCAGTAAGTGCCTGATGCTAATCCTAGGTACAATGATGTGTCCCATATCCACCTCCTAGGCGAGCTCGTAGCTCCATTGCGTTGGAGGAACTATCGTAGCTGACCCCGCTGTGTCCGTGCCGCCATCGTAAACCACCACCGCCAAGCGGTAGTCCCAGGCGGTAGGGGCGGTGAGGGTGGCCATCCCTACCCCCTCGGTCCCGAGGTCCTTCACCACCACGATGGGGATGTAGTCCCAAGCTGTGGGGGCGGTGAGCGTGGCCGTCCCTACCCCCTCGGTCCCGAGGTCCTTCACCACCACGATGGGGATGTAGTCCCAAGCTGTGGGAGCTACCACCGTAGCGGTTCCAGCGCTTTCGGTGCCCAGGTCTTGCACCACCACAACGGGGATGTAGTCCCAGGCCGCGGGGGCGGTGAGGGTGGCACCGCCTGCGCTATCCCCCACGTACACTGGGTACGGGTCCGAACGCAGGGCCACCCCGGTGGCGTCCGGGTCCGAAGCAAAAGCGCCCAGGGCCTCAAACTGGTAGGGCAAGGCCAGAACCTGGTCCAGGTAGGAAGGCCCGGGAAGGGGCACCCCGTGGGCTGTGGCGTACAGCTCCCGCTGCACCCGGTAGACCAGGGTGGAGCGGTCCGGGGAAAGGTGCAGGAGGATCACGTCCGAGTCCGGCAGGAAGTACCCCACCTCGTAGTCCCACAAGAGCACCGGATCTACGCCGGGGAAGGGCCCCCGCATGGTGTAGGCCCTGGCCACGGGATCCCACTGGCGCACGTACACCTGACCCTGGTACTCGTAGGCCACCACGTGGCGGGCGGCCTGGTCAAAGCAGAAGGCCAGATGGCGCACCTCCTGGGCGGGGTGGGGAAGAGGGGGCACCTCCACCTCAATCCACACGGCCACGTCTGGGCCCCGGGGGTCGTCCAAGGCCCAGGGCCCTTCCCCCGGCACCTGGGCCTGGAAGAGGCGGAGGCCCCGGGAGCGGTCCAGGACCGCCATCCACAGGTAGCCCAGGAGGGTCCTGAAGGAGTTGTCCCCGGTCACGCCCATGGCCCGGGGCCCCCGGCTGTAGCGCACCTCCGGGAAGTACCCCTTGCCCCTTTTGCCCGCCTGGACAGGGATCATTGCATCAGAATCTGCACCTTGGCCGGCCCTTCCCCGGCGTCCCGGACCTCCAGAATCTCCAGCGCCCACGAGAGGTCCAGAGCGGCCGCGGGAAGCAGGTAGTACGGGCCCACCCGTTGGGCCCCGGTCTCAAACCACAAGGCCGCTCGGGCATCCCCTATGTTGACCACGTGCCCCCGGGTGGCGGGTTTGCCCAGGAGGCCCGCCAAGTCAACCCGCTTGGCCTCCCCAGCCGCCTCCACCTGGGCGATGAGGGGAAGCCGGAGGGGGTCATGGCCCATCAGGGCCCGAGAAGGCCTCCCGTACTCGTAGCCCAGGATTCGCTCTACGGCCTCCAAGGAGACTTTTATGCAGGCCATCTCCCCCTTCAAGGCCCGAATGGCCTCCTGCAGTTCGGCGATGAGGCGTTGTACCTCTTCCGGCTTCAAACCCAAGAGTTGGAGCATGTCCTGCCCTCCTTGGGCTCAGGCTGGGGGGCAAGGTCTGACGGCGTCAAGGCCTTGGTGGCCAAAAAGGCCAGCAGAGCCAGGGCCAGGACGTAGACCGTCAGGACGCCCAGGCCCACCCCCACCCCCTGCTTGTAGGCCTCCCAGAGGCTCACCCGGTTCTGGACCACCTCAACCCTTTCGTTCATCGCCAATGCCTACCACCGCACCGATCAGGGCCAGGATGAGAAGCACCCCTACCCAGATGAGGGCGCCCCCCACCACGAAGCCGGCACCGAAGCGAAGGCCGTCAGCAAAGGTCATCTGCCACCTCCCACTTTCTGCTCCATGCCCATGGCCCGGATGCGGGCCAAGGCGGCCTCAATCTGCTTCTGGGCTATGTCCCGGGGCAGGCCGGGGGCCATTTGCTGCAGGGCCTCTATGGCCTCCTGCAGCTTGGCCTGGGCCCGGGCCGCAGGGTCGTACTGACTCCCCACCTTCCGCCACTTCTCCTCCGTGGCCAGAACCGCCTGCTCGGCCAGCTTGGGCACGCGCTCGGAAAGCCACTTCTCGTAGTTGGAAAAGAGCATGCGCACCGCCGCCGCGAGCACGGGCCCCACCACGGGGATCGCGGAAAGGAGCCGGGTGATGACCCCGGCCAGGAGGGCGATCAGCCCCGCCGTGAGGAGGGCCTGCACCAGCCAGATCACCCAGGTCTGCCCCGAAGGTACAAGGTCATGCCAGCTCACACCATCACCCCCAAC